TCCACACACAGAACAAGATTCACTTTCTGATTCCGCAATGGAAAGAACTTACGATTGGTATTTGTCAGGGCCACGTCAGCGTTTGCAACCTAAAGGTTCAATCGTTTTAGTTATGACACGTTGGGCACAAGATGACTTAACAGGAAGATTATTAAAAGCACAAACAGAACCTAAAGCAGATACGTGGAGACAAGTTTCTTTTCCAGCAATCTTACCAAGCGGTAATTCAGTGTGGCCTGAATATTGGAACCTAGAAGAATTGGAAAAGGTTAAAGCGTCGTTGTCCGTGAGACATTGGTCGGCACAGTATATGCAAGAGCCAACGTCCGAGGAAGGTGCCATCATCAAACGTGATTGGTGGATCCCGTACCACGGCCCAATGCCTGCACTTAAACACGTCATACAATCTTACGACACGGCATTTAGTAAAAAAGAAACTGCGGACTATTCTGCTATTACCACTTGGGGAATATTCACGCCTCAAGAAGGTTCGGCTGATGCGGTGATGCTCATCGATGCTGTTAGAGGTAAATATGATTTCCCTGAACTAAAAGCTGTTGCACTAGATCAGTACAAATATTGGGAACCTGAATCTATTGTCGTAGAAGCAAAAGCCACGGGCCAACCATTAATACACGAGCTTCGTAGAATGGGTATACCGGTATTAGATTACGTACCATCTAAAGGAAGGGATAAGCACACAAGGGTAAATGCTGTTGCTCCTATCTTTGAATCAGGCCAAGTTTATTACCCTCACGGCGAGAAGTTTGCTGAGGAAGTTATTGAAGAATGTGCAGCTTTTCCTCACGGAGAACATGACGATTATGTGGACAGTACAACACAAGCTATGTTAAGATACCGTCAAGGTTATTTTGTAACTACTTATTCTGATGAAAAAGAAGAAGAAAGTGTTTACACTCAAGAAAAAAATATATATTACTAAGGAGATAAAATGGCAAAGAAAAAAAGTAAAATAGCGAAAGCTCTCGCTGCAGGACTAGCTGCTTATGGTGTCGCTAAGATGATGGGTAAAAAATTACCTGTATCTGGTAAAGACTCAGAAGTAGGAGCAGTTCTATCTAAAAGAGTTTCCCCTAGTGCTAAAAGTACATATGACGAAGCTGGTGTATCAATGTTAAGACCAGAAGATTCTTCTGCAAGAGCTAGAATTAGATCTATCGGTAGAAGAAAGATGTATCAGAACATGCCTCAATCAGGAGAAGACGAAATGTTTGGTCTTGGTTCGATGGATGGTGCTAAGTATGGCAAAATGATAAAAGCTAAAAATGGCACAATGGTAATGGGAAAAGGACAAGGCTTAAGTAGAAAAAAACCAACTAAGATTTGTTAATGGCTGAAGTAGATAAAATAATGGAAGCTGAAGAAGAAACTCCTCAGCAAGAAGAAGTTGATGTTGTCTTAGAAGAAGATACAACTAAACAAGAAAAAGGTCTTTCTGAAATTATTGAAGAGGAAGAAAATTTTTATAAAAACATTGCATTAGATTTATCTGAAGAAGTTTTACAAAGCATTTCTAAAGAGTTAGTTGACGAATACAAGAAAGATAAAATCTCTCGAAAAGATTGGGAGACATCCTACACAAACGGTTTAGACCTTTTAGGATTCAGATCATTTGAAATGACTAGGCCGTTTAAAGGTTCGGCAGCCGTGACTCATCCACTCTTAGCCGAGGCTGTTACACAATTTCAAGCACAAGCTTATAAAGAATTATTACCAAGCGATGGTCCTGTAAGAACCAAAGTCATTGGAGCTGAGGACCAACAAAAAGTTGAACAAGCAGGTCGTGTTCAAGAATTTATGAATTACATGATCACAGATCAGATGGAAGAATACACACCTGATATGGATCAGTTATTATTTTATTTACCACTAGCAGGTTCTGCATTTAAAAAAGTTTACTACGATGAAATTATGCAAAGAGCTGTTGCAAAATTTGTACCGGCAGAAGACATAGTGGTGCCTTACTACGCAACAGATTTAATGGATTGCGAAAGAATTACTCACATTGTTAAAATGGGTGAGAACGAAATCCTAAAACAACAAAAGGCAGGCTTCTATAGAGATGTAGAATTACAACCTGTTCAGTTTGAAAAATCACAGATACAGAAAAAATACGAACAGCTAGAAGGAATTACTCCATCAGGAGAAGATGCAACAAGTTTTAATATTTTAGAAATGCACGTTGATTTAAATTTAGAAGAGTTTGAATATGATGATGCAGAAAAAGACGTAAAGATTCCATACATTGTTACCATCGACGAAGGTTCAGGAGAAGTTTTATCCATCTATCGTAACTATGATATAAAAGATGAACTTAAAAAACGAAAAGAATACTTCGTTCACTACAAATTTTTACCAGGTTTAGGCTTTTATGGCTTTGGTTTAATCCATATGATAGGTGGATTATCGAGAACAGCTACACAATCACTAAGACAATTACTAGATGCGGGTACCTTATCTAACTTACCGGCAGGATTTAAGTCTAGAGGTATCAGAATTCGTGACGATGACCAGCCATTTAGACCCGGAGAGTTTAGAGATGTGGACGCACCAGGCGGAAATATCAGAGATCAGTTTCAAATTTTACCTTTTAAAGAGCCATCGGCTACATTATTTCAACTTTTAGGCTTTGTTGTGCAAGCAGGACAGCGTTTTGCAGCAATAACAGAGATGGATATTGGAAATGACTCACAAAATAGAGCAGTTGGCACGACAATTGCACTACTAGAACGTGGTTCGCGAGTAATGAGTGCAATACACAAGCGATGTTACTACGCAATGAAGAAGGAATTCAGACTTTTAGCTAAAATCTTTTCAGTTTATCTGCCACCGGTGTACCCGTATTCCGTATATGGTGCAGATAGGATAATCAAAGTCCAAGATTTTGACGATCGAGTAGATGTTATACCAGTTGCTGACCCAAATGTTTTTTCAATGGCACAAAGAGTTACATTAGCTAACGAAAATTTAAAGATTGCACTAAGTGCTCCACAATTACACAACATCAGAGAAGCATATCGTAGAGTGTATCAATCACTTGGTACTAAAGACATCGATAATTTATTAAGACCTGAAGAAATACCTACACCTAAAGACCCGGCTGTAGAAAATATGGAAGCACTTCAGATGAAATTACCAAAAGCATTTCCTGAACAAGATCACGATGCACACATTCAAGCACATAGAGCATTTATGGCTACGAGAATGGTACAGATCAATCCAATGGTCTACGCATTATTACAAGGACACATTTCAGAACACGTAAGTTTAAAAGCACAAGGAGAAGTTGGTGCTACAATTGCTAACGATCCTAATATGCAAGTAATGTTAAAGCAGGACCCACAAGGTGCACAAGTACAAATTGATGCAATGATTGCAAATAGAGTTTCTCAGTTAACGATGGAACTAGCACAGTCCGAAGCCCAAGGACAACAAGACCCACTCGTTGCTTTGAAACAAAGAGAATTAGATTTAAGAGCTTTAGACCTACAAAGAAAAGCACAAGAGAATATGTTGAACTATGAATTGAAAGTTGACGAAACAGAAGAAAGAATTGACATTGAAAAAATGAAGCTTGAAGATTCTGAAGAACAACACGCAGAGAGAATGAGGGTTGCTAGAGAAAAACTAGCTGTACAGAAAGCTAAAAATGAAAAGAAAAAATAAAAAATTAAAAATTAAAAAAGCATACTCAGGAGATTTTATGACTGCTGAAACTTCTAGCAGTATGTATGAGTCAGGTAGAGCTGCAGCTGAAGCTTTTCAAGATAGCTATCAAGGTGGAGATAGTGGTGGAGGTCAAGGACCAACACAAACAGATCAATCAAAAAAAGATACAGGTGCTAGAGGATTTGTAGATGCTACAAGCTCAGCATTAAATTTAATTGGTAAAGTTGCGTTTGATGTTAGTGGATTAGGATTAGCTGTTAGAGCTGCACAAAAAGTTGCACCGCAAGTTAGACAAGCAGTTACACCTAAAACAACTAAGAAGACAGCTGATGCAAGATTATCAGGTTCATTTACAACTACATACGCTAAGAAACCACAACCAACAACATACATAGGTGGGGATAGTGAGCCCATTATTAAAAAACCAATTGAAGCTATTACACAAGTTATGCCAACAGAAACACTTACAGCTAAAAAGTTTTTCCCATTCCGTGCGTACAGGAACGGTGGTGTACCTAGCGGGCCACCACCGAAAAGAGGGCCTAACCCACAAGTGCCGCCGGTTAAATTAAAAAATGGCGGGGTAAAGACTAAAGCTAAGAAAAATGATAGTATGAGAGGTATAGGTAAAGCTATAAGAGGAACAAAATTTAGTGGAGTATACTAATGTCTAAAAAGA